GAGTCAGCTGTTACACCTTTGACGCCATATTCTCTGACAGCATAATCCTCGATGCGCTCAACCCTGGGCCCGTCTGCCATCTGAATTGTGCGGTCATAGAAGTGGGAGAACACTGGCTCGATGCCTGAGCTTACATTATCAGCAGATAAGCTTATGGTTCCTGTTGGTGCTACGCTTAACAGATGTGAATTGCGTAGCCCACTTAGCAATATATCTAACCTGATATCATCTGGCAGTGTCTTTGCAAAATCACTATCCAGCAGCCTCGCATCAAACAGTGGGAAAGCTCCTTTTTCTTTAGAGAGCTCTATGGATGCGCGGTAGCAGCCGTCTCTTATAGTAATCATAATTTTCTCAAGGATCTCCATGAACTCAGAGCTCCCATAAGAAGGCCCCATAGACTCAATGCAGTTAGCCACTGAAGTAACACCTAGTCCCATTCGGCGCTTGTCTTGAGCTTCCTTCTTTTGTTCTGGGAGTGGGTAAACCGCCCTATCTACTACGTTATCCATAGCACGGACCACATCAGGAATATCTTCCCTGAGCTTCTTGTAGTCGAAGAAATAAGAATTGTCCTTAGTCGGTACTAAGTACTTAACTAGGTTAAACGACCCAAGTAGGCAGGCGCCATTTGGTGGTAGGGGCTGTTCACCACAAGGGTTCGTAGCCGCGATAGTTTCGCAGTATGCCAGGTTGTTCTTCTGGTTTATACGGTCAATGAAAAGAACACCTGGCTCGGCGTAGTCCCAGGTTGATCGTAAGATATCATCCCAAAGTGCGGCGGCGGATACTGTCTTGTACACTGTACCATCAAACACCAGGTCAAAATCTAAGTCTTCTTTGACAGCTTTCATAAACTTATCAGTCACACCGACACTCATGTTGAACTGTGTTAAGTTATCACTGTTATTCTTAGCGCGAATGTACTGCTCGATATCTGGGTGATCCACACGCATCACGGCCATCTGTGCTCCGCGCCGGTTTCCTGCAGAAGCTACAGTTTTACACGTTGCATCAAAAATGCCCATGAATGAAAGAGGTCCACTGCTCTTAGAGTCTAGGCTTCTAATGTGCCCACCTTCTGGGCGTAGTGTGCTAAAGTCATAGCCAATTCCACCGCCCAGCTGCATGGTGCGTGCTGCGTTGCCAGCTGCCTTCATAATACCCTGCATGGAATCTTCAATGGTGTCGCTTACGAAACAATTGTAAGGCGTCACAACTCGCGGCGCACCCATGGCACTCTGCACCCGTCCAGCAGGCAGAAACCTTTGGTGGTAAAGAATGTCTCTAAGCTTATTAAAGTGGGCCTCATCGTCTTTGAGGGCATTTGCTACACGGCTCATGGCAGCTGTAAAACTCTCTCCATCTCCTCGATATTTCATTGCGTGAATCTCTTGTGAAATCCTTATTTTTGGGCCGTATTCGCCGGTGCTGTTACTTAGTGTCATAGTTCTTTTCCCTCAAGTGAATTGATCCGCATTTCGCAATATCGAATAGCTTTTTTTAGATCTGTGATTTCTGATTGGACGGCGGTCTGACCGTCATAAGTTTTACTACCGGAGCGCGTTACATATTTAATAATGTTGCCTCTCCAAAACTCCATGTCATTGCCCATGATGAAAGCGATAGGCTCGATGGCCCAGCGCGTGTAATGCTTTGGTTTGTTGATAAGATCAGACACGAAGTATCTCCTCTAAAACAACTCGGTTTGCTGGAAATACCCTGTAAAGCTTGCGCCCGTTCTCAAGAACGCCAGTCTGTGTAATACCGCGACCAGCAGCCAGCTTTTTAAGAACATTTGCTACAGTGGTTACGTTGAAGCCTGCGCGCACTAACTCATACCGAGCAATGACTGTACCTTCTGGCAAATCATTTATGTGCCTCATAATAGATAAAGACGCTTCTGTTCTGTTTGGGAAGGCAGTGCAGTTTAACCTATCGTCTAAATAAGAACGATCTATTAATAGCTCATGGGCCATCATAGCGCGCCCGATTTCAGCCTCTTGATCTGGCGTGATGCCACGGCATTTAAAAGCACGACATACATTAGTATATACATCCATTTTAGACCCCCCTGACCCATTTGCGTGGATCCCAAAGGATTGGCTCTTGCTTTTCATCGTCCCAATCGTCAGCTCTTAGGATCCTGGCAAGGCGCGCCTGAGTAAGCGCGTATTCTTCGCTAAAATCTTGGTCGGCATAAGCTTTAACAACAGCTTCCCATGTTGGGCGGGAGCCAAGGATCTTTTCAGCAGACTTGGGGCCACACCCCTTTAGGCCGGCATAACCGTCAGTCATGTCACCCATCAAAGCCTGCTTAAGAAAGAAAGCATCTGCCTCTTCCAGGGTGATATCCATGCGCTCATTGCCCTGGGGTCTGTAGAGCTTCCCTGGGATACCCATCATATCTTTATCGTCAGACACGCAGATTGCCTTGGTCCCTGGCATACTGCAGATGATGCCCATGATATCATCAGCTTCCAGGCAATCTATTGTGATGGCTTCGTACTCTTCAGCACACCAGTCTAACAGTGCTGCATAGCCCACAGGCTTCCTGGTCTTTTTGCGCTGGGTTTTATATGTTTCTTCTACTGACCTACGAAAGTTTTTTGTACCAGTAAAAGTTAGAACAACTTTATCTACCATGAGCTGGCTTTTGAAGTTCTCAATCATATTGTTAAACACACGTTTAGCTGCGTCTATGTCAGTTGCTAGTGACCAAATATTTTCTGACCACTGCGTTTCTTCCTCAACTGATGTAGTCGCCCGATAGAGAAATAGGTCACCATCAATGATAAGTGTTGGTTCCGCAAACGGCATCTTTAAGTACGGCATTTATTGCTTCCTTTACTTCTTTTCCAAGTGGTGTGATTAGCCAGCGACGGCCGTATATATTGTCATCCACTTGCGTTGTGATCAGCCCATCAGAAGCAGCCATAGCAACGTGCATTGCGCTGGTTCTTGCGAAGTCTGATTTTACTGTAAAAGGCCTACGGGTAGCGCGGTCTATAACCACGAATACGCAAACCAGGTGTGTTAGCCACTCATCAACATCAGTGGGTAGAATGCCAATTTCGGCCCACGGAATGCTCGGCGGCGATGCTGATTTTAAGGTCGAGAGTAGTGCCTGCTTTTCCAGCCATCTCGCGTGCGATTTTTCCGCATCCATCTGCAATATCCTTTGTTTTGCAGGCGATTTGAATCTCATCGTGAATGAACCCAACAAGATATGCTTCGCCCCCAAATTTCTTTTTGATTTCATCGTAAGTTAGGACCGTCCAGGTTTTTGCAACGCAGCTTCCGCCACTTTGTAAGAGCTGGCTTAAGCATCGGTGTTTGCTGCGAATCTTTAACTTCCGTTGGTCCAGGCTTTTTATGTAGCCGCGCTCAAAAGCTTTGAGCAGTAGCCGCTTTAATGTAGCAAAAGCAGGCACGGCTTTATCGTAGTCATTCTTTAGTTTTTTACCTTTTGCGGGACTACCACCAGCAGCTGCGCCTAGGCCCTTGTCACCCATTCCGTAGATCATTGAATACAGAATTTTTTTACTGGTTGGGCGATCAACGCCAAATGCTTTTGCATTATATGAATGAACGTCGCCATCAAGGACCTGGGCTGCATACTCACCGTTGTCGTAGGGGTGCAGATGGTGGGCCAAAAGGCGGATCTCAATCCCAGATAAATCTGCGCCACAAAGCCACCAGCCTTTGGGTACAGTGAAAAGTTCCCTGCACTCTTTGCCATACATTGAGTCAGAGGATGGCACTTGCTGTAAATTAGGATTTGTTGCTGTTGTTCTGCTACTAATGCAGCTGTTGCTGTTTAGCCGGTGACGCAGCTTCCCGTCGTCAGCAGTCAGTTTCATCCAGGCACCCTTACCTTCAGCAAGCATAGAAATGCGCTTTTGTATCAAAAAGAACTCAGCAAGGCGTTTGGCTTCTGGGTACTCCAGTGACTCCAGCACTGACTCATTTATGATCGCTTGTCCGTTTGGTGTGTGTGACTGAGGCTTCCAGGCGTACTTGTCAGCTAGGCATTTGTGAATGTGCTGACGACTGTTAGGATTAAAGTACACGGTCTTTTTCTTCATAAAGACTTCGTTTGCCTTGTAGCCGAGCCCCTTATTATCTCTTTTGGGCAAGAATGGCGTCTCCACCACCCAGGGCTCAAAGAGCTCCTTTAAATCTTCTTCGATGACATGTCTTTTGGTTGCCAAGTCTGCATAGAGTGCAGTGGCTTTCTTCATGTCAAAGTTCCAACCGTTGCTGCCAATCTCTTCACATACTTCAGCAAAACGATGCTCAAGCTCCACAGCCTTTTCCGGTGGCTCATGCTTCATCAGATATTTGTAGAGAAGATCAGTAACTAAAGTGTCCTGGACACAATAACTCAACATATCTGCAGAATATTCCTCAAAGCCGCCTTCGTAGTCTCCTTTAAATTCGGCCAACCTGATACCCCAGGCCTTCAAAGAATGAGATCCCCAAAGCTTTTTTGGTAAGCCTAACTCACTCATAGTAAAATCACGCTCCCAGTCGTCATTGAAGAGGTCGCCTTTAATTAAACGACTGAGAACCAGGGTATCTGTAACCTTACCTAAGAGCTCAAACTCAGGATGCAATTTCTTAACAGCAGGGTAATCATAGCCAATACCATTGTGGGCTATCGTCTCACTTGCATTTGTGAGTATCTTACGTGCTACCTTCTGCTCCTCTTCCGTAGGTCCAAAACTCAGGACCTCGCCGGTATCCACTTCCCGTAGGACATAGCAGTGGATTTTTGTAAGCTCAGGTAAGAGGTTGTCTGCCTCTATGTCCCAGATCCACCGGCCGCTCATCTGTCATCTCCAGACCCACCGATTTTATTTCGAGCCTTCCGGTCCTCAAGCTTCCAAAGGTTCTGGATGGCTACATCGTTTAAACTATAGTCAATGTCTCGAGCCAAGGCAGCGACGTACCAGAGAACGTCCCCAAGCTCGGCTGCTATGTCCTCGCGCTGGGATTTGGTAAGCATCCTCTCGCCGTCAAACCGCACATCATCATCGCGGATCATCTTCTTGATTTTGCCCAATACCTCGCCGGCCTCATTGGCTAATCCCAAAGCTGGGTAAATTATAGGCCACTTATAGATTGCGGTACTGGCTGTGTCGGCCTGGTAATCGTTGAGCGTAAGAGTCATTACGTTTCTATCGTTTGTCATAGTTTTTCCTTAGTTTTCTGAAGTTGATCTAAAATGGAATGTCGTCAAAACTGCTGGTGCCCTCGAGCAGCCGGCCGGTTTTAATGTCGTACATAAGAGTGCCTGCGGGCCCGAGAGATCCGGTGTGACGGTTCTTGAGCACCACAAGTTGTCGTTCGTTACCGCCGCCGCCATCCTCTGGAATATTGAGAGCAACCACGGAATCCGACAACTGCGCTAGGCTGTGTGAACCGCGCATTTGAGACAATGAGGCTGGGGACCCATTTTCATGCCCTTTGTCGCCCTGTGGGCGTCTCAGGTGCGAAACAAGGATTAGTGCGAGGTCAATCTCTGAGCAGAGAACTCTGAGCCGATGCATGATGCCATCGATCATAACTCTTTCGTCGCCGCCGCCGCCGCTGTTGCCGTCTAAAAATCCACCTGAGATTAAGATGGATACGTGATCTAAAAACACCACGTCACATCCCAGGCCAAATTTCATGTACCGCATTCTGTTACAAATTGTGTCCATCCCTGTGGATCCAAAGTGGTCAAAAAGATAGATATTACCTTTGCTCATCAGATCATCAAAACCTTCTTTGATTTCATCCGGTGTTGCTGCGTTTTCATCGATGGTAATATTCTTATTGAGGTGTATGCCCACCAAGCCTTGAGCAGTGCGCTTTGTGGATTCCTCCAGCATAAGCATCCCTGGCACAAAACCGTCCTGGTGCAGCTTGTAAGCAAACTCCCTGATTAATGTACTTTTTCCGACGCCAGAACCCGCGATAACAGAGTGTATTCCAGTTCTGATGCCCTTCAGTTTATCGTTCAGCTTATCAAAGGGGTAACGCATTGGACTGTCAGCGTCTGGGACAGCGACGGTCTCTCTGAGATCGCTCATGCTTACAATGCCGTCAGGTCGATAATCAGGTGCCTCAAAGATAGCTGAGATTATTGCCCCAGGACCAAGCTCCATGAGAGTTGCGTTGGCATCCTTGCAGGGCAGGGTGGCAATCTTCACACGGCCAACCGGCAAGACCTCAGCACAACTGGTTGCAGCATCGATCCCTGCAGAGTCTTGGTCAAACATTAGGACAATGCTGTCGAAGTTAGAGAGCCAATCAAGGTGCTTTAAAAGGTGCTTTTTAGAGCTCTGTGCCCCGTGCGGTACACCTACTACACAGAATTTTAGACCTTGCGCCTGGGCTACCGAAAGGGTGTCAATTTCACCCTCGCAGACGATGCACATGGTCCCAGTGTTATATAGGTTTTGGCCCCATAGGCCCATCTTGTCTGCATCGCCAACCACAGAAAACTTCTTATCTTTGGTCCGTAGTTTCTGAGCTACTGGCCGTCCAGTCATATCCTTATACGTGGCAATCTGTACTAGCTCACCATTGTGTGTTCCCACGGTGTATCCATACTTCTTGCACGTCTTTTCATGTATACCTCGGCTCCTAAGCTCGATGTAATCGCCCTGCAATAAGTCTGCCCTGGTCTTGTGCCTGGTAGGCTTATTTCCACTGCTATCGTTACTGTAATCCAAACAAGAGAAACAAAACTCTGACTCATCTGAGTAAGTAGCCCTCGCATCACTGCTCCCACAGGAGTCGCATGGTACATGTGCAACAAAGGTTGCTTCGTTATCAACAACGTCCATCATCGCATACCTCGCAAAGCTTTTGGCTTGCGGATGCGTTTTGGCCGCGCTGATGCACTCAACATCTCTGCGTTGGCAGTGCCCTTAGTCCGAAAGGTTCGGCCACTATTAAGGCGGACAGACTTTGGCAGTATTGATGGACGCCTGATTTTCTTTCCTGATGACATTGTTGCTTTCCTTGTTTTCTGGAGTGATCGACAAAGTGAAAAAAAAGGGCCCCCCGAAGGGAGCCCCGTGCTCTCATTGATTATTTGCGGCTAAACATTCATCGATCCAAGCTTGTGGAAGCTTTTTGTGGCACCACAGAAAACCGTGCTTATCGCACCAATCTTGCAGTCGCGTCTTAGATCCTTTGTAAATTTTAGCCCGAGAGTTTTGGAATAAAAACCTTATGTCGATATCAGGTTTCTGTCCTTGTATTAGTAAATGCTTGGCTCGGTCTTGAGTTGTAAACCGCCCTTTAGTTTCTAAGTACCAAAATCCATCTTTCTTTGGTAAGCGAAAGTCTGGAGTGTAAGTAGAATTGCGATGCGGCACGATATAGCTGAGTTTGTCAGTTTCAAACAATACATCGAGCCCCTGGTCTTTGATCTCAGCAGCAATGCTTTCCTCAAGACCTGACCTATATCCTGCAGCGATTGCCAGGTTGCGCGGCCACTGTCGTTTAAAAGTCATACTTCTCTTGATCAGCGCCGTCCTGGGCAACAATCTTTTCGCCAGACCCAAAGGAAGCACCAGGTGCATCGTAGCCATTTGCGTCATCGACAGAGAAGCTTCCCTCGATAGCACCAAAGTCTTCGCCAAATGATGACTTTATGTCACCCAGCTGAACTCGGTTTAACAACATGGACACACGTCTTGTGTTGCTTATGTTGCTGGCCGAAATCATTCCAGAAATCCTTATCGTGGAGCCGCCACCAATCGATGGTACTTTTTCTGGCACAACTACCTGGCCGGTAGCATCGAAAAACTCAGGTAGGAACTTAGTACTCGCCTTGAACTTGACGTTGCCTGTTTTCTCACCGGCATCATCAAGGACATCCATCCAAGGTCTAATCCATTTGTTTTTGCCGTGCTCATTGTCACCGTAGTCCTCGATTTGTTTAATCAAGGCTGCGCCATCTTTAGCTGACATAACAACTTCAGTTTTAAACTTGGCGTTGTCTTGGCCGAACGCAGTGTCTAGCCGGTTTAAATGTGGAAAATTTGCTGTACCTAGGGGTGTTGTGAACTTTTGTTTACTAGCCATTCTTTTGTTTCCTTAGTGCTTTGCTCAAAAAAAAAGGGCTCCCGAAGGAGCCCAAGGTGAAGGGAGAAGTGAAGGACAAACACGACTAGCCGCTCCGTCCTCCAAAGGTGGCCCCGAAGGGTCTAAGCAAAGGCGAACTGGCTTTCTAAAACCCCAGTAATATCCAAAGTACCTTTTTCTGGGATCTTGTGTTCGACGCCATTTTTATCAAGGAATGGGTCTGTTGGATTATCCATGTTCTGACGTACTGAAGTCTCAAACTTAAGCAGCTGGCAGTCACTATTGTACTGATCAACAAAAGACTGCCTAACAACATCAAAGAGCTCCCAGGTATCACCGCTAATGGAGAAACTGTCGTGGATCATGAAGAAATTTTCCACGGGTCCGTTTGGGTGATCTAGCATTGCACAAATTGTGTTCTGCATGTGAGCCGCGTCAAAGCTATGAACTAAGTTAGGACTGATTGCGTTCTGCATCTTCTGTGCATCTATTGTGTCCGTTTCATAAGAAACAGTGGTCTTAGTACGCACAGTGTCACCGACTGCTCGGTCATACAGCGCAAGCTTAATTGCTTTAGGCTTTCGCTTTCTGTAGTCCTGGTACGTTGGAAAACCAGCTGGAGATATCCAGGACATATACTTGTTTTCCTTGGAAAGCGTTAGTGCTGCAGCCTGCACATAAGTCATGGCCTCACTTACCTTTGGTAGTGTCTCGGTGATCACCTTATAGCTGGCACGGCCTAGGAACCGCGCTGCTTCAAACTGCTCACTCTCGCTGTTTCCAAAGGGGTGACTGTCGATCTCACCGTAGACATACTTACGCTGCAGGGGCTCCATTAGATCCTTAACAAACTGATCGCCCATGCCAATTGCTTTGGAGCCATACGGCCAGGTCATGCTCGGCCTTTTTACCAGGCGCCTGGTGATGCCGTGACGCAGTGCCACTCTGGCAAGTTGCGCTGGGCTTCGCTGAAACTGGCTCTTAGGATCTGGAAAGACTGAGCTGTAGTTGCTTGGATCATATGCCAGACCACGCAGTTCTGTGGTAAGTCTCTCTGCATTCAACTGGTAAATGTCAGACATTGTATCGCTCGGTGTCAACGATACATAGGACCCCTCTTTTTCGGCCAAAGTTAGAGCTGACAGGTGCTGCACGCCGCTGTTACTACCATCCAGAGACTTAGGCAGATAGCCCACAAAGTCCTCGCCCTCATCGATATACCTAGCATACTCTTGGCACGCTGCTACAAAGGAGAACGGAGAGTCTGCAGTGGACCAGGCATCAAATGTTTCCTTGTAACCCCTGCCAATCTCGAGCAGCCATTCCGAGTTTTGGTCCACCCACCTTACTCTGTCGTCCAAAGGTGCTTTGCTGATGCGGTCAAAGTCGCCGACGTTTGCAAGGTGTACCTTTAAAAAGTAAGCATCGTTGCCATCTACCCTGACACCATTGCGGTATAAAAACAGCGACTTTATGTGGTCATCTTTGTGGTAAGAAAATGAGGTCAACGGGTACATCCTGGATCTCCAGTCAAAGTTCCACCCAAGGTAAAACTCATCGTGGACAGCTAGTTCATGCGCGACCTGTAGGTCCTGTTCTATGACCCGTTTGGAGCCCTTAACCTGGCTGACTAGCTTGAAGTGCTTGCGTATCTCAGCTTTGCGATTGTTGATCTCAGCAGTGGTCATTGAGGCTTTAAAGTTGTCCGGTAGCATAGGCCGGTCAGGCAAAGATCGTGTCGGAAACTTACTGATTTTCTTCTGCTCATCCCAGCACCATTGCACAAGCTCCAGCATGGGCTCATTGATGCACAGAGGCGTTGCCTGGAGCGCATTTAGAGCCCTCAGATAGTTCGGGTTACCCGATTTTAACTGGTGCTCTATGGACCTCTTCTGGGCTCTGGTGGCACCCCTGACAAGAGGGTTCCTGGACGCCAAAAATGGGTCTTTGTAGCAGCCGGTAGTAAATGAAGTCCAAGGCGTCGGTGGGCACAACATTGGCTTAAAAAGTGGCTGCATCCAGCTTAGGCTAATCTCATTCTGGTCCAGCAGTTCTTCAGCCTGCCTGGTGAATACAAAGAAGCTACGTGTGTTCTTTGCTGAGACTTTGGTGTTACCTTTGTCGAACACATCACAGTGCTTTAAGACAGCTGAGACAATGGGACTGGCTAAGTGCCCACGCCTGACTTCCATCGTCAAACGCTCTTCTTTGTTGTTATAGACGCCAAAGTTAATGGAAGAAAAACCATTCTTTTGAGCAATGATCCGCAACGACTTCAACCGTTGTGAGGCGCCCCGCTGTGTCTCTTTGACTTGCTTTATTATGCGCGCATTGCGAGCAAAGTTTTTGCCTGGGGCCACGCCATCCTCTTTGGCTTTTTGTACTTCTTGTTGTCGGGCCACTGCGTCAGCATTAAGCAGCTCTATCTTTAGCAGCTCTTGCTCTACCATGGCACCGACTTCCTGGTTTGTCTTTGTGACAGTCAGGTTGCGTAGCACACTGTTGAACATGCAGATCAGTCCCAGGTACGCCAGCACATCAGGATCTACGTCTGCCAAAGGATTGGCCCACATTGGAACTCGACCTTTGCTATTCTGTGCATCCAAAATTGCAGTTGCTATACCGGCGCTCACTGCTGGTAATGCTTGTTGTAGTTTTGAAAAGTGAGCAGGCCTTTCGCTCACATGGTCAGCCTCATCGACGCTTGAATAAAACTTTTCGCGCCCCTCTCCTACCATGGACGCTTCATAAGCGCGGTTTAGAGTCTCTTGAGGCGATAGGGGCTGAGTTGCCCATTCGGTCATAACAGTCATAAAATTTCTCCAAAGCAAAATTAAAAATAGCTCCGCAACCACTAGGAATGCGGTTCAAAAGTTATTTAAAATTTCAAAATGAAGGGCGGTGGATAATTAATTGATAACCAGTTTAGCTGGCTGCTTTGCTCGGCGCCTATGTAACTTATCATGCCTACGTCTTTGCGCGGCTTACTTGTTGTCATCGTCGTTGCTGGTGGCGGTGCTAAAACTGGATTAGGGAAGCTGCTTGCTCTAATTCCACTTAAAGCCCCAGATGTGTTGAGGCCAACACT